TAGTATGTATAGCTTCTGTAAAACTAATTCCAGGTAATGTTGCACCTACACAAGTATATCTAGTTTTAGGTAATTTTTCAACAAGTAAATCAAAATTAACTGGTGAAAGATAATTTAAATTTGTTGGTTGATCTGATTGCCAATTAGCTTCTGCCATTTTTTATTACTCCATGTTCTCTACCAGGAAAATCATTCCATCTGTAGAATTTTTTAGTTGCAACAGACCAAAACCAACCAAGATATTCATGTTTCTCAGCCGGAATTTTTGATTCTACATAATCTTCTTTATTTTTCTTCATACTTACTATTTATAAAGGAGAGAGTATTGAACTCTCTCCCATATAATTTATTTCTCGTTTACAAAAGCATTAAACTGTCTAGCAGTTTCAATAATTTCTTCTGAAGTAATTTCAATTACTGGTAAAGATATTAAAGAAGCTTCATCACCAGCATGATCTATAGCGAAATAAGCTGCATCAATTTCTCGTTGTGCATTCATTTCAAGTAGACCTTGTGCTTGTGAAAGTAAATCGGCTCTGATTTCGAACCCTGATTTTGTACCATATGTTACCATGATAGCCTCCTGTGTGTATGTGTGTGTTTGACTTCTCTATAAAAGTATTTATAACAAAAAAAAGAGCCCCTTACGAGGCTCTTTTGAAACCAAAAATATGATTTAGAGTAAGTTAAGAACTTCGAAACTTCTGTAGTAACTGTTTGTTGAAGTTGCTGCCAACCCTGAGGCTGGAGTAGCTCCTACAAATGGATTACTTACGATTCCGTAACGAGTTTTAAAACCAATCTTAGGTTGGAATGTGTTCTCACCTACCGCACGAACCATTTGCAGTGGGACGTATGGGCAATAGAATAGTCCAGCATCAAACGGATTTGATCCTCTATATCCAACTGTACAATAGCCTTCACCAGCGCTCACGCCTGTAGGTCTTTGAGACGCACTTGCGTAATATGGGTCGATATACACTTTAAAGGATCCATTAAGGACACCTGCAAATGTATTTCCAGTGTCATCAACTGATAAATTAGTTGACAATGCTGGAGCGTAGTCTAATACACCGGCCATTGCAAGTGCAGATGCTACATCAGACGAACAAAGAATAAAGTTTCCTTTACCCCTACGAGTTTGTCTTGCTATAACATTAGCATTTCTTTCAATGTGATACATTAAACCTTTAAATTTCTCAACTGACCAACGACCAGATGAATCAACATCTAGATCGAATTGACCGTTGACAGAAGTACCAGTTAGGTTTGCTTCTGATGCAACACCTTCAATCTTGGCTTGATCATTAACATTTCTAACAACTTCTCTGTTGATTTCCGCTAGGATTTCACCAGAAAGAATGTTTGCTAGTTCTGTTTCTGCGTCAAGGCCATGAATTGCTTTAAGGTCTTGTGCGAGTTCTATAGTGTACTCAGCTTTTAGCGCTCTGCTCTTTGCGGTAACTGTAGCTTTTTCGATTGAGAATGACATTTCTGCGATAGACGCATCAATTTCAGCTGCTGCCGTAGTGTCGCCTGTACCTGTTGTGTAGCCTGTTTGAATAGCTGTGTTTGCACCGGAAGACGCAAATGGGTCTGTTCCTGCATGTGTACCTGCAGCAGAATAATCAGTATCAGCTTCATTAAATAAAGCCTCTGTTCGTCCTAGTGCTGACGTAGTATCTACATATCTTGCCTTCATTGCGAAGATAAGACCTGTAGGACCAGTCATTGGTTGTACACCACATATATCATATGCTACCAAGTTGGGCATTGCTCTACGAACTAGTGAAATTAGAATTGGATCCCAGTTTGCTGCTGTAGCGGTTGCACCACCAGGTGCTCCTGCAACAGTACCAGTACCGGCTCCAAGTGCTTCTGTTAAAGCACCTCTATCTTCAGCCATTGCTCGTTCTTGGTTTTCAAGTATAACTGACGTTACAGCTCTTTTGTAGCTATCTTCGATCTTTGGAAGTTCGGGATGCTCTAGAACTGGTTGCCACTTTTCTTGAAGTGATTCTGACATAAACATTGTTTATATCCCCCTCATTAAGCTAAATTAATCATCTAATTTAGCGAATTTACTTATTGCGGCAGTATAACCAGCCATTCCTGGATTCGCATTTTGTACTTCATCAGTACTCAATGGATCAGTATCGCTGGACGCCACAGTTGTATCGTCAGAGACAGCTTCAAACTTTCCAGTCTTGAAGTAGGCTTCTTTCAATGTAGAAACTTTCTCTTGGAATTTTTCTGCATCTTCGTAGTCTACATCTTCTGTAAGTTCTTTTAACCGCTCTTGCTCACTATCAGCAAGCTCTTGTGAAGCTTCACTAATAATTTTTTCACGCTTAAGCTCTTCGATATCTTGAGATAAAGAAATATTTTGTGCTACTTCTTCATTCAATTTATCTTCAGTATCGTCAAGTCTGCCTGCTAGTTCTTCAACTACATCAAACTTGTCTTCTGGAACTTCAACGTAATGTTCCTCAAATAGTTTTTTCAAACCATTTATGAAATCTTCTGTGAGTTCGGATTTTAATCCTCGCTCGATAGCTAGCTCATTTTCTGTTACCCAGTTTTCTGCAACATAGTTAAGGTAATTATCAACTTTTTCAGTCAAATCTTCTTTGATTTCTTCAACAGCTGCATCAGTATCTTTTTGAGACTGAGCTTCTACTTCTGTAATCCTTTCCTTAACTTTTGTAGCAACTGCGGCTTCAAAAATTGTTTTAGCTTTTGTTTTGAATTCTTGAGATAAATCTTCGTCAGCAACGAGAGCTTCTATGTCATCAGTCATATCGACTTCATAAGATTCTTTCTTTACTTCTTCTTCTTCTTCCTCTTCGTCCTCTTCTTCTTGTTTGGACTCAACAGGAGTTGTCTGTTTCTGAGTTGCTTTAGAATTTCCTTTATCTTCATCTCTATCACCTTCAGTTGCATCCTTTGCAGGATCACCAACTGCTGGGTCTAAAGATTCAATAAAAGATTGAACTTCTTTAACAGATTTATCTTTAAGAGACTCTACTACCTTACGAATTAAGGCATTTCGACTTAGTGACTCTGAAGTTTCTTCTCCGTCGCCATCATCTTCGTCATTTTCACTCAAACCAGCATATGTGGCTTTAAGTGTTTTAGCATCCATTTCTTTCATAGACACTACAGCGTGTTTCAACAAATCAGCTTTAGACATTTCTTCCAATGAAGGAGTTTCAGAATCATCTTCTACTTCTTCTTGATTAGGAATAGTTGTCTTATCTACTTTTGTTACGCCATCTGAAGGTTCCTCGATAGGATCTTGCTTCGAAGCTGCATTAGTCTTTGCTGCAGGTTTAGTTGCATCGCCGGCCTTTTTGGCAGCATCGGAGGCATGTTTTTCAGCATCAGGATCAGTCTTCATTTTCGCTGCTGGAGCGGCATCACCGCTTGCAGGAACTTCATGCTGAATTTCCTTCTTTTCATCTGATACACCTTCCGAGATCACTTTCTCAATGGTATTTTCTAATGTTGACATTAGATTGTCTCCCTATAAAAATAATTAATATTAATTCTAATATTATTGATTATTTATACATTATAAGTTTTCAAGGAACGATCTAAATACTTCTAATTTCGTTTCTTGAATTTTATGTGTCCTAGCTCGTCTAATTGAATGTTTATATTGTTCAATTTTCTGTGCTTTGATCACTCCATTATCCCAAACCCATTCAACTCCTTCCATTACGCCATTTACGAACGCATCAGGAGCAGAAGGATCTGCTACGATATCAGCAGCTGTTGCTAACTGAAAATCTGATTGCACTAATTGAGTTCCGCCTTCGCGTCTACTCTGTTTTAATGAACCCATACCCCTACTAGAAACACCAAGTCTAGCACCATCGGCTAGTAAACTCTTGACAATTTCTCCCATAGGAGTAGATAAAATTTTTGCTTTTCCGACGTAGTTATCGCCGTCCTCATTCAATGATTGTATTAAATGAGATGTTCTTTCTAAATTAATTGTTGGTCCTTCTGGATGCCCTAGCTCTCCATAGGCTCTTTTTTGGTCGATAAATTCTTTAGTATATCTAGCAACCTCTTTCTGCATTACCTCTTTTGGGTATATGCGGCCATTTTTGTTCTTTACTTCAGTCTGTAACATAATACCTTCAATAAAAACAGACTTTTTACCTGTTTTAGGGTCTGCTTCTACAATATATTCTACATTATCACACCACTGTTCTGATATTAGTTTCATTTGTTTTTTCCCTCGTTAAAACGCTCCATGAATAGCTTTAGCGTTACTATACACTCTATCTGCCACTTTTAATAGTCTATTCATTATTTCTGTCCTATATGCTATTAAATTTGTAGACATACTCTTTTCAAGTTTATGAATCACTATTATACTATCCATAATTTTTTCTTCTTTTTTAAGACCCATTACACTAGCTAGATGTTTAACTGAATCATTATGTTGATTCATATCAGTATAACGATCTATCTTATCTATATCACGTTTACCCATCTCTTTTGCTTCACCTAACCAATTAATCTCTTTAAGGATATCATCTGTTCTTGTATGTGTGATAACTTTTTGAAGAAAATCCATTCCTTCAGTTACATCTTCACCCATAAGTTTAACAAATTGACTAGCTGATTTTTCAGCCGTTTTCATATCCTTAAAAACACCAAGTTCTTCTGGTTCTCTAGCTGACTTAGGTTTGACCCAAACTCTAACTTTCTTAGAACCTTTCTTCTCAGCATGATAAAATACATCTGTTTTCTTTATCTTAGTCCTTGAAATCTCTAATTTCTTAGCATCAGCTTTGAAATTGATTTCATCTAATTGAGTTCTTAGTTCTTTAAATGACTTCACGCTGAGAAATTCCAACTCTTTTTCCAACCTGGTCGATATGTTGTATAATCGTCAGGTGCTCTATCTTTAAAACCCGCTACTTTAGTAGAAAAAACTTTACCATTAAGTGTAATAATTCTTTGACCTGCGAAATGTTTAGCAACTGCATTAGCTACTTCTTTTGCTGGTGCTCCATTACCCTTAATATGCATCGTACCACCTTTCTTCATAGAATCACCCTTGAACCACTCTAAAGTCATTTTTTGACCTTTATGTTCTGTTTCAAATCTTTGTGGATTATCATAATTAGTCTGTTTCCATTTAAGACTTACAGCCTCATTTAAAAAGTTTCCTCTTAGTACACCAGGTTGTGTCCAACTATTTTCGTAATTCATTACTCTTACCTCTGAACATGAGTGGAACTAGAGACTTTACCTCTCATTTTCCAATCTGCTAATTGTTTTTTTATCATTTGTTCAATATAAAATGTATCAGTTCCTGAACCCGGATTACTTATAAAGACATTAGTACCTTTAATTGAAACTCTTTTTTCAGCGTCTCTAGATGCTGAACTAAATTTTTTAGCTTTTCTTTCAGTCCTTATTAAATCAGGTAACCATGATGCTAATTTTCTCGCCTGACTAGAATTTAATCCAGTTACAACAACATTAGCTACTGCTTCTTGAATATTTACGAACCCTTCTCCGGGTTGTGTCCAACTACTTTCATAGTCCATTTTTACTATTCCTTTGTTTTTTCTTGTTGATTTAACCAATCAAGTTGTGCTTCAACACGCTTCAAATCAATAGCATCTAATTGTTTATCTTGCATCATACTCTTAAAAGTATCTCCAGCTTGTATATTCTCACCGGAAGTTACTTGATCAACAAATTCTCTTGCTTTTTTAGCCATCATTTACTCCATTTTGGTCGCCTGTATCGTCCTGAGAATCATCTCCACCCATTTCCCAATCTTCGGGATCTGGTAGATCATCATCAGGCCCTAATCCTACAGCACCTTGTTTTTTAATTTCTTTATCAATTGCTGCTATTTCATCTTCAGATTGTCTAAGAACATTCTTTCTTATCCATGCTTCTGAAAAATATTTACCAACATATTGATCCATTGTATCCAGAGTTTGAATTCTTTCTCTCAATATCTCTGCATCTTTGAGTTCTACAAAATGACCATCTTTTTGAAAGTCATAAGATATATACTCTTTCATTTTTGACCAATCATCTTCTGTTATCAAATTTTTCAACAGAAGTTGAGTTTTCAAAATATCATCAAATAGTCTAGAGAATTTAAGTCTAAGTCTATCTATAAATCTAGCAAACTTAACTTCATCTCTAGAAATTTCAGTTGCTCTACCTATCGCGAATGCTGTCTCGGTTTCTAATCTAGAAATTGGAACATTTAATGCCTTGTACAATTTCTTTTGAAAATATAAAATATCTTCAATTTCTCCGAGATTTTGTCCACCTGGTAAAGTAGTAATCTCTGTTCCTCTTCCACCTTCTCGTCTAGGTAACCAGAAATCTTCAAGCATATTCATATGCTTTCTGTCATCTTTTATCTCACCTGTGTCAGCGTTATACACTAACTTGTTACGATAACTAGTCTGAACTTCTTTCAAATACTGTTCAGCTCTCGCTTTAGGTAAGTTACCTACATCAATGTAGAAGATTCTTCTTTCAGGTGCTCTTGATATCCTATAGATAACAAGTGCATCTTCTAACATTCTTAGTTGGTTTACGACCTTCATGGCCTTATGCATATAACCAACTACCATTGTCTTGTTGTAGTCAAGTAACCCGGAAGTTATATGACATACAGCGTCAGGGTGTATTCTAATGGTTTGACCTGTATTATTACCAGACTTATCAAACCCTTCATCATTAAAAATATAATATTCTTCTATATTTTTAACTAATTCAACCTGCGACTTTTTATCCTTTTTCTTTTCGACCTCACGAATCTTACGAATCTTTTGTGGGTCAATGGGTCGTAACCCTTGAATTCCTTTTTTTGGACTTTCAGGATCAACCATCTTATGATAATACAATCTTCCATCAACATACCATTTTCTGTATATGTCATGGGATAAATCCCTAAATCCTAATAATGTAAGAACTTCATCAAATTCATTACGAATCTTCTTTTTAGTAGCGTCCGGTATTTTATTAACTCTATCTAAGTTAATGGACACCGGACCTTCTAAATCGTTTGTAGATATTGATTCATTTACAATATCTTCAATCGCGCTATCACATTCTGGAACTAAGGCCATCGTTCTATATCTAGCAACTAGGTCGGCTTCGGTTTTAATCCCGCCTTCCATGTCGATAAATTGACCAATGACACCACCAGATGCGGCGAAACCGCCCATTCCAAAGTCTTTTCCGACTTCAATGACGGCTCCATCATTGGAAGGTGGAACGAAACTACGTGCTTTAGTTTCGCTCGACTTCCGTTTTATCTCGTATCCAAATAGTTCCATATTATATATTTATACTCCACTTAATGGAACTCTTTTAAAGAGTTCGTTCAAAATGTGAGTATGAAAAGGTACAAGTGAATTCTTCAATTGCGTCTGTTCCTGCAGCATCTAAGGCTATATCACCTAATACTGAGGGCCACATATTAAAAAATTCATAAGTAGCTATATCTTGATCATCTCTACCTAGTTGAGTAACACTTGCTCTATCAATCATGTAATCATAACCAGTTGGACCTATAGAAGAATCTAATGGAACAATATCTTCCATCCATTCTTCAAGACCTCTTCTAGCTGTGAAAGCAGTATCATTATAGATCGCTACTTCCCAGTTTGCAAAAGTTCTGTCCCCTGCTAGTTTAACTACCATGCCACGAAAATTAACGGGTGTTTCCGTTATTGTTTGTCCCGGCAATGCAGCTGTCTTACATAGAAACTCGATAGCGCCACCTGTTCTTGGAATATAGACTCTAAATCTATTTGCTCTTGGTCCGGCACCAAGGAGATTTGCTTTAAATTCATTT